GCTTACGGCGGCGCGGCTGGGGGGACCACGGCGCAGACCCCCGGTCGCGGCGGGGGTGTTCTCTCCGCAGGGAACGCGACAGGCGAACCTGCACTTGTTGGGACCACCTCCTCCTCCAGCCAGCAGTTCGGCGGTGCCTACTTTGATAGCACGTCTTTCACTGCTCAAGCCTCAGGCTTTGGTGGCGGCTCCGGCAGCAGTGGCGTAGTCGCTGGCACCTCGGCGGCGGGCTGCTCCTACCAAGGCGGTGGCGGTGGCGGTGGCGGTGGCGCGCTGACGAGCGCTAACGCTTCGCAGGCGGCTTTTGCAGGCGGCTACAATGTCGGGAAAACTGGCGGTGGTGGCGCAGGGGGTACTCAGGGCATCGCAGGCGGAAATGGGACCGCCATCGGCATGGGCGGCGGCGGAGGGGGAAGTGGCAACAACATTGGGTCTTCGCCCGCCCGGGCGGGAGGCTCCGGCGGAATTGCTGGCGGTGGCGGTGGCGGCGGCGCATCGGTAACGGGCTTTCTTTCAGGCGATGGCGGTGCTGGCGGCGCGGGCTTCTGCCGCGTCTATAGCTGGTAAAGGATAGGCCATGCGATACGCAATCATTGAGAACGGCAAGGTCGTTAACGTGGCACTGGCGGATGAGCCGCTAACCCCGGCATGGATCGCCAGCGACACCGCGCGAATTGGCGACGATTACGTTGATGGCGAGTTCACGCCTCCCGCGCCTGACTATGACGCGCAGTGGGCTGCAGTCCGCGCAGAGCGCAACGCCCGCCTCGCGGCAACGGACTGGTGGGTCATGAAGGCCGCTGAGACGGGCGGTATCATCCGCGACGCGCAGCGCGCCTACCGCCAAGCCCTGCGCGACATCACCGCGCAGCCTGACCCGTTCAACATTACATGGCCTGCGGAGCCGGGAGCGTAATCCATGGTCGCCTTGTCTAGTCTCATCCCCCCGGTAAACCTTGCGGCGGCTAACGGCACGTTGCCTGTCGGCAACGGGGGCACCGGCCAGACCGGCTACACCAACGGCCAACTGCTGATCGGCAACAGCACTAACAGCGCGCTCACCAAGGCTACGCTGACTGCTGGTGCGGGCATCACGGTTACGAACGGCGCGGGGTCAATTACGCTGGGCTACGATCCTATCGGGCTAGTTGAGGTTGCTACGTATACAGTTACGACTGGCGTAACGGCCATCAACATCACAAATATACCTCAAACTTATGATAATATTTATATTCAGTTAACCGGATTTATTACAAACGGGGGGATGCCGATTAGCGCGAGAACCTCTAACAATAATGGTAGCTCTTACAGTACTGCTGATGCTCTGTTGTTTGCGACTAGCGCCACTGCCGGTCCCACTTGGACGGGCTGCGGAACCATCATGAACTACACGCGCGACAATTCTATAGGGCTTAGCGGCCCCGGTGGTAGAACTGATAATGGCGACTTACAGAACGTAGCGGGTTCGATAAACGGCCTTCGCAATGTTGGGGGGATTAACGCAATTCGCATTAGGGGGAACGACCTCAACAACTTCACGGCTGGGACCGTAAAGATTTTTGGGTGGAATTGCGCATGAGCAAAGAAGCTATTTTTGATTGTGCGGATGGTGCAGTGGAATACGCCGAAACCCCTGCGCCTGACTATGACGCGCAGTGGGCTACGGTACGCGCAGAACGCAACGCCCGCCTCGCGGCAAGCGATTGGACGCAACTCCCTGACGCGCCGGTTGACGCCGCTGCTTGGGCCACATATCGTCAGGCCCTGCGCGATGTTACGCAGCAGCCCGACCCGTTCAACATCGTCTGGCCTGCAGAGCCGCAGGCGGCGCCGGGGTAAGCGCAGATGTTCGGCTTCTCCTCTCTTTCGGAGACGTCATTCGCGGCACTTCCTGTTGCGGTGCAGCAGACCCTTGTCCAGACGGCGCGCTTCGACAACACGAATACCTTCTACGCTGCGACGCTGACACCCGGCGCGGTGACCCTGTCGCCCGCGCGCTTCGACAACAGCAACACCTTCTACGCTGCCAGCATCACGGCCAGCATCACGCTGTCGCCGCCGCTGGTCGTCAACACGAACACCTTCTACGCCGCGACGCTTACGCCCGGCGCAGTGACCCTGCTGCCTGCGCGCTTCGACAACAGCAACACCTTCTACGCCGCGACGCTGACGCCGGGCGCAGTGACCCTGTCGCCGGGCCTGTTCACCAACACTAACACCTTCTACGCGGCCACGCTGTCGGCCAGCATCACGCTGTCGGCCGCGCGCTTCGACAACACGAACACCTTCTACTCGGCCTACATCGCCAACGTCACGACCCTCACGCAGAACACGCGCTTCGACAATGCGAACACGTTCTACGCGGCGACGGTCACGCCGAGGAACGACCTCTACCCGCCGCTGGTCGTCAACACGAACACCTTCTACCCGGCGTCGCTGCAGGCCAGCATCACGCTGTCGCCGAGCCTGTTCGCCAACAGCAACACCTTCTACGCGGCGTCGATCAGCGCGACCATCACGCTGCGCCCGGCACGCTTCGACAACGCGAACACGTTCTACGCGGCGCTTGTCCGTGGCGGCAGCCCGGTGCCGATACCCTACCACCCGTTCTGCGACCGTGGCAGCCTGCAGGTCGAGGAACTGCCGCGCGGCGACCTTGTCGTGGCCGAGGCGGCGCGTGGCAGCCTGCAGGTTGAGGAACTCGCCCGCGCGAACATGGTCGTGCCGGAGGCCGCGCGGCAGTCGATGGTCGTCACGACCGCGCCCCGCAAGCCGCTCTACCCCGGCTGTTAGTTTACAGGGGCGGAGGCCTCTGCTACATAGGAGCGGCCAGAGATGCTTGCTCCGAACGTGGCGAGCTGCTGCCCTGAACCAGCGAGCAACTTCTTATGGCCTATTCCGGCACGGTATCGCAGACGACGTTCAACACGCGCCGCGTGATCGAGCACGCTGCGCGTCGCTGCAAGATGCCCGCGCAGTCTCTGAGCGCCGAGCACGTCGACATCGCGAACGACAACCTGTGGCTGCTCCTGTCGGCTCTGGCAAACGAGGGCGCGCCGCTCTGGTGCATCCAGAAGACGATCTACCCGCTCTACGAGGGCGTCCCCACGGTCGTGACCGACAAGGGCACCGTCGACATCCTGAACAGCAACCTGCGCTGGCTGCAGGAGGTGAGCGGCACCAACACCGACACCTCGACGTCGCGCATCGTCCAGTTCAGCGGCGAGACGCCCGTCACCACCGTCGGCATCCTCTGGTCCGCCACCGCCGTCCCCGTTGAGTTCTCGCGCTCCGACGACGGCGTCACTTGGACCATCATCCAGTCGGAAGTTCCCGTAGCCAGCAGTGGGGAGTGGACTTGGTACGATCTCGGCAGCGTGGTGCCCTCAGAGTATTTCCGCGTGCGGGCAACCAGCGGCACCCTCGGCTTCAGCCAGATATACCTCGGCAACACGCCGACGGAGATACCGCTGGCGAGGCTCAACCGCGACGACTTCACGAACCTGCCGAACAAGTCGTTCCAGAGCAACAGGCCGCTCCAGTACTGGCTCGACCGCCAGTCGCTCTCCCCGGTCATGAACCTGTGGCCTGTGCCTAACAGCGCCGCCACGGTGATGCAGATCGTCGTATGGGCGCACCGGCACATCATGGACGTCGGGACCATGACGCAGGAGATCGAAGTCCCCCAGCGCTGGTATGAGGCCATCGTCTCCATGCTGGCCGCCAAGCTGGCCATGGAGTACGTCGAGGTCGACGCGGGGATGATCCCCATGCTCGATGCCAAGGCGCAGCAGGCCCTCTACATCGCCCAGCAGGAGGAGCGCGACAACTCGCCGCTGAACATCGCTCCGGCTATCGGGGCCTACACGCGATGAGCTGGCGCACCAGCCTTGCGAAGCTCGCCGCCGAGTTCGGCGACGACGTCGTGCGGGCTGGCAGCCGTCTGCTCGCGCGTGACGCCAGCGAGGCGCAGGCGCGCAAGACGCTCGAGCGCATCATGCGGCAGAAGCCCGAGGGTGTTGACTTCGCGGTGCCGCGTCGCCGCGTGAAGCCGAAAGTGCGCACCGATAATCCCGGCGGCGATTGGCTGAAGCACACCCGCCGCCGTGCTGAGGAAAACTACAGCGTGGATAACAGGGTCACCGGCCCTGTTACTGGCTACCTTAAGAAACCGATTGAACTAGACCCGCAGAAACTGGCTGTCGTCCCCGGAGCGCGCGGCGAGCGTCGTGTGCCCGGCGAGGCGCAGTACGACCGCTTGCGTCCTTCCGTCGAAGAGCACGGCCTCTACCCTGACAGCCCAATCCTCGTGGGCATCAACCATCTTGGCGACCCTTACATAATTGAGGGCAATACGCGTGCGGCGGTGGCACGAGACCTTGGACTGCGCTCGGTTCCTGCTGAGGTGCGCTGGTTTGCCGGTGGTGAGCAGGTTGGTGGCCGTATGGAGCCCAGTCTCCTTGAGCATTACATGCCGCCGTCAGAACTGATGCTTGATCCGCGCTTCAGCCGTTGGTTCGAAGGCAGCAAGGGCATCGACGAATACGGTGAACCGAAGATGTTCTACCATGGCACTAATGCGTGGGAGGGCAGCCGCCTCGGGCAGCACTTCAGCGTGTTCGACCGTATGGCCGTTCCCAACCTCGTACCAAGGCGTAAGCCGGGCATGGATACTGTAGGCTCATGGTTTAGCGACCGCGCCGACGAGCAAGGCGCGGGGCTGTACACAGTCAGCCGACCCACGGCAGATGTTAGCCCATACATGATGCCGGTGTACTTGAAATACGAGAACCCATGGCGGCCATCGTCCTTCGACGAGTTCCTTCAGCGTGGCAATGAGTTGGATTGGGAATATGACCCGGCGCGACCTCGGGGCAGTTTTGACACAGAGCCGTTGCGTGAGTGGCTCAAAGAGAGCGGCTACGACGCGATCCAGTTCCCGCGCGGCCTCGACGGGGGTGATCAGGTCGCAACGGTAGTTCTTGAACCGACCCAGATCAAGTCCGCCACCGGCAACCGTGGCACCTACGACCCGAACGATCCCGACATCCGCAAGGCTCGCGGCGGCCTCGCCGTGAAGCGCAAGAAGGGGAAACGCTGACATGCCCGTCTTCCTCGACACGACTGGACGCGGCACACTGGCCATCGCCATCTGCGGCCGCTGCAGCCGCAAGTTTCCCTACGACGAGCTGATGCCCGACCCGAACTATCCGGGCCTGCGCGTCTGCAAGGACGACCTCGACGAATACGACCCCTACCGCCTGCCCGCCCGGCAGACGGAGGACATCACCCTCCGCTTCCCGCGACCTGACACCCCGCTGGAGCCTTAACGTGCAACGGAGCAACCCACAGACCACTGCGGACCAAGGATCGCTCCCCTTGCCGTGTGGCGGCGTCGGCGGCATCTCCTCCCTCCCGGCTGCCGACGCCGTTACACATAGGAACTGACGAACATGGCGACTATCAAGATCAGCGAACTGCCCGCAGCCAGCACACCGCTGACCGGCGCGGAACTCATGGAACTGTCGCAGCTCTCCGGCGGCAGCTACGGCAGCGCGCAGGCCGCCGCTGAGGATGTGGCCTACGCGGGCATCAAGATCGGCTCCTTCTACGACACGACTGACCAGACCGGCAGCGTTAGCGCGGCGACTTCCATCAAGTTCGGCAGCAACGACATCAACACCAAGGGCGTCACAGTTGTCACGGACGGCAGCGCGCTGACACGCATCACCTACGCCACGGCGGGCACGTACTCGATTGCGACCAGCCTCCAGTTCGCCAACAGCGACACCAACGACCACGAGGTCACCATCTGGTTCGCCAAAGACGGCTCCAACATCGCAAACAGCGCCACCGTCATCAACGTCCCGAAGGCCGCCGACGGTGGCAACAACTTCTTCCAGATCGTCTACTACGTCACGGTGACGGCGGGCCAGTACATCCAGATCAAGTGGCTCCCTTCCAACGTGGCGGTAACGCTTGACGCCATCGCGGCGGGTGCCATCGCCCCTGCCGCACCCTCCGCCATCGTCGTCACCGAGAGGATCGACCTGTGATCGAACAGCTCATCGCGCGGGCCTTCTACGCCCGCAACGTCGCCCACTTCGAGCACTGGCGCGCCAAGGGCGACGGCAGCTTCGCCAAGCACATGGCGCTGGGCACCTTCTACGACGACATAATCGAGGCGCTGGACGCGCTGGTGGAGGCCTATCAGGGGGCCTTCGACCTCATCGGCACCATCCCCGTGCCGGACACGTCCAAGAGCGCCATCCTGCCGCTGCTGGAGGCTGACGCGGCGTGGATCGAGGAGAACCACGAGAAGGTGTGCAAGGGCAACCGCGCCGTTGCGAACCTGATCGACACCCTCACGGCCGTCTACCTGTCGGCGATCTACAAGCTGCGCAACCTGAAGTGAGAGCCGTCGGTGGACTACCAGATACTGTTTAACATTGCCTTCGGCGCGGCTGGCTTCTTCGGAGGATGGGTCTTGAACAACCTCAGCAAATCCATCGAGCGCCTTGACGCCGACGTCCGCGCCATGCCGCACACCTACGTCTCGCGGGACGACTGGAAGGACGCGATGAAGGAGATGAAGGAGGAGATGCGCTCCGGTTTCGACAAGATCGACAACAACCTCGGCACCATCTTCAAGAAGTTGGACCGCAAGGAAGACAAGGCCTGACCCGGCTTTAGGGAGACAGACCGTGGCTACCAAGATCAGTGACGAGGAGTTCGTCCTCGCGTGGAGCAGGGCAGGGCACAGCCCTACCATGATGCAGTACATAACGGGTCTGTCCGAGCGCCAGATTTACCGCCGCCGAAAGAAACTCGCGGACGCAGGGGCCGCGCTGCCCACCATCGCGCAGAACAAGCAGGGCGACAGCACATCCAAGCTGCACGGCTGGCGCGACACGGGTCGGGCCTACAAGCGGCAGAACGACTTCGAGGTCATCGACGGCCACGTCATCGTCTTCAGCGACGCGCACTTCTGGCCCGGCCAGCCCAAGAGCGTGGCCCACGAGGCGCTGCTCAAGATCATCGCCGACCTGAAGCCGAGGGTCGTCGTGGCCAACGGCGACATCTTCGACGGGGCGCGGGTCACCCGGCACGACAAGCTGGGCTGGTCGGAATTGCCCAGCGTCAAGGAGGAACTCGAAGTTTGTGATGGATATCTGCACGAGATATACCTCACGGCAGACCCCAAGCGGTGCGCGTTCTTCTGGAACGTCGGCAACCACGACATGCGCTTCGACCGCATGCTGGCGAGCAACGCCAGCGAATACGAGGGCGTGCTCGACCGCTTGGAGGACAAGTTCCACAACTGGGACTTCGCGTGGTCGCTGGCGATCAACGGCAACGTGATGGTCAAGCACCGCTACGCCAACGGCGTACACGCCGCCTACAACAACACGCTGAAGTCCGGCTGGTCCATCATCACCGGCCACCTGCACCGCCTGATCGTCACGCCGTGGGCGGACTACAACGGCAGGCGCTGGGGCGTCGACACCGGCACGCTATCCGACCCGCTGGGGCCGCAATTCGACTATGCCGAAAACAACCCTTTTCCTCACACATCCGGATTTGCGGTCCTAACTTTCAAGGATGGCAAGCTGTTGCCCCCAGAGTTGTGCGAGGTTATCGACGACGTCGCTTATTTCAGGGGAGCGGCAGTATGAAGGGCAACTTCGACGATTGTCTCAAGATCGTGCTGAAGCACGAGGGCGGCTACGGTCACCATCCGTCCGATCCGGGTGGGCGGACCAATCTCGGCGTCACGCAGCGCGTCTACGAAGAGTGGATCGGCCACCCGGTCACCGAGAAGATCATGCGCGGCCTGACCGTGCAGCACGTCACGAAGCTCTACAAGGTCAAGTTTTGGGACGTCGTCTGCGGCGATGAGATACCCAGCGGCCTCGACCTGTGCGTCTTCGACTTCGGCGTCAACGCTGGCACCAATCGGGCCGCGCGCTACCTGCAGCGCATGGTGGGCGCGAAGGAAGACGGCGTCATCGGCCCCAAGACCCTGTCGCTCATGGGCCAGTATGTCCGCTCCAAGGGCCGCGAGCACGCGGTCATGGAGTATCAGGACATGCGGCGCGACTACTACAAGCTGTTGAAGACCTTCCCCATCTTCGGCAAGGGCTGGCTGAACCGCGTGCGCGACGTCGAGCGCGCCGCTGTCGCGCTGGCGAAGCGCGTCCCGTGAGCCTCAAGGACCGCCTCCTCGCTGCGGAAAAGGTAGCGCTCTGCGTCATCCGCAAGTGGTGGCGTCCGGTCACCTGCATCTGGATCGCCGGGACTATGGCCGTCCACGGCGTGGTTCTGCCGCTCTACATGTTCTTCCGCAAGGGCGAAATGCCGACGGACCTAACCGGCCTGTCGCTCCTCGTCACCGCGACCGCTGGCGCGTTCGCCGTCCGCGAGTGGGGTAAGATCAAGGGGGTCTCTAACAATGATTAACCCTCTACTTTTGTGGGGCGCGGGCGGCGCACTTATGGTAGGACTTTTCGCTGGCTGGTCGGTACGTGATTGGAAGGCGGACGCCGACGCTTTGGCGGCGGTCGTGCGTGCCGACCAGCTTCGCAAGGAAATGCAGGCCAAGATCGACGGCGCGTCGACTGGCTACGAGGACTGGCGCGGCGGCGCGGAGACCACGAACATCGAGACGCGTAACACTATCAGGGAGATATACCGCAATGTTGAGGTGCCTTCTGATTGTGCCGTGCCTCCTGCTGGCGTCGGGGTGCTCCAAGGCCGTGTCGCCAGTGTCAATGCCGCTGCCACCGGCCAACCTGTCGTCGCCGTGTCGGATGCTGCCGACGGTGCCGGAGCCGCTGCTCGACCCTGACCGCCTGCAGTGGGAGGTCGACGTGCTGGCCGCCTACGAGGATTGTGCCGTTAAACACCGCTTGACAGTCGACGCGTGGCGTGAGGCTGTCAAAGCCGGTGAAAAGTGATATAGGGGTAAGGCCATGGCAACCACGATGACCTTCGCGACGCTGAAGCAGGACGTGCAGCGCTACCTCGAGCGCGGCGCGACGCTTGCGTCCGACCCCGTCGTCTTCGAGCAAATCCCGCGCCTTATCAACCTCGCAGAGCGGCGCATCGCCCGCGAACTGAAGGTGCAGGGCTTCATCAACGTCGTCACGACGACGCTCAATCAGGGCCAGTCGGTCTACGACAAGCCCGACCGCTGGCGCGACACGGTCTCGCTCAACATCGGCACGGGCGTCGGCAACACCAAGCGCAAGACGCTCTTCACCCGCGACTACGAGTACCTGCGCAGCTACTGGCCGGATGAGAGCGAGACGGCGGAGCCGGTATTCTACAGCGACTATGACTACAGTCACTGGCTTATCGCGCCGACGCCCGACGCGGCCTACCCCATCGAAATCCTGTACTACGAGCTGCCGCCGCTGCTCGACGACACGACGCAGACCAACTGGCTGACCGAATACGCGCCGCAGCTCCTGCTCTACGGGGCGCTGCTGGAGGCCACCCCGTTCCTGAAGAACGACGAGCGCATCCCGGTCTGGCAGTCCATGTACGACCGCTCGGCGGCCATGCTCAACGGCGAAGACCTCGCCAAGATACTTGACCGCTCTGCCGTGAGGAAAGAAGCATGAGTTACACGCAGGTCTTCGGCGGCACGACGATCTACCCCTCGGACGTGTCCTATCTGGCGCTGGCCCTCTCCGCCGACAAGGCGCTGGAGTGGCCGCTTGAGAGCAACGACCCGTCGAACCCGGCGGCGCGCATCATCGACGTCACGACGAGTGGCTCCTACAGCGTCACGCTGCCCGACGCCACGCAGACGGGCGCGGGGCAGACGATCCTGTTCAACAACCTGCCCGCCAGCACGAACAGCTTCCTCGTCAAGGACTACGGCGGCAGCACCATCGCCACGGTGGGCGTCGGCGAGCAGTGGCAGGTCTACCTGTCCAACACCAGCACGGCGGCTGGCACTTGGCGCGTCTTCCGCTACGGCGCGTCGACCGCGACTGTGCAGGCCTCGGCGCTGGCGGGCTACGGCCTGACCGTCACGTCGAACACGCTCTCGCAGTCGCTGCCGGTGACGACGTTCAACAGCAGCCCGCGCACGCTGCTGGCCACCGACCGCGCCTCGGCCCTCGTCTGGACCGGCACGGGCACCGGCACGCTGAACCTCCTCAGCGCGGCGACCGTCGGCAACAACTTCTTCGTCGCGGTGCGCAACAGCGGCGGCGGCGACCTGACTGTCGACGCGGCGGGCAGCGAGACCATCGACGACCTGCCCAGCCTCGCGCTGCGACCGGGCGAGAGCACCAACCTCCTGACCGACGGCCTGACGTGGTACACGCTGGGGCTGGGCCAAGAGGCGGTCTTCGCCTTCGACTACACGTCGATCAGCGTCACGGGCGGCACCTACACGCTCACGGGCAGCGAGTTGAACCGCATCGCCTACAAGTTCGTCGGCACGCTGTCGGCCGACCAGTACGTTGTCGTCCCCGCGACGGTCCAGCAGTACTGGGTCGACAACGCTACGACCGGGGCCTACAACTTCTACCTGCAGACCAGCGGTGGCACGCCTGTCGGCGTCGGCCAAGGCACGCGCGGCATTTACTACTGCAACGGCACCAACGTGGTCGACGCCGACACGGCGACCATCTCGCTGCCGGTCGGCGTCACGGACGGCGGCACGGGCATCACCAGCTACACCATCGGCGACCTGCTGTACGCCAACAGCGCCACGACGCTTGCCAAGCTGTCAGACGTCGCGGTCGGCAACGTACTGCGCTCCGGTGGCGTCGGCGTAGCCCCGGCGTGGGGCAAGGTCGTCCTGACGACCGACGTCAGCGGCACGCTGCCCGTTGCCAACGGCGGCACGGGTGCCAGCGACGCCGCCACCGCCCGGTCTAACCTCGGCGCGACTACCGTCGGGGCGAACATCTTCACCCTGACGAACCCCGGCGCGATCACGTTCCTGCGCATGAACGCCGACAACACCGTCAGCGCTCTTGACGCGGCAACGTTCCGCTCGGCGATCAGCGCCGCCGCGTCGGGTGCGAACACCGACATCACGGCGCTGGATCAGGACGTCACGATTACGGCGACCGGCACCATCGCGGCAGACAGCCTCGGCTTCCGGGGTCTCCCGCAGAACGCACAGACCGGCGCGTACACGCTGGCGCTGGCCGACGCTGGCAAGCACGTCAGCAACACGACGGGCGGCTTCGTCGTCCCCGCCAACGGCTCTGTGGCTTTCCCGGTGGGCACCGCCATCGTGCTGTTCAACAACAGCGGCTCCAGCCAGACGATCTCCATCACCACCGACACGCTGCGGCTGGCTGGCAGCACTAACACCGGCTCTCGGACACTGGCGGCCTACGGCCTCGCCACCTGCGTCAAGGTCGCCTCGACGACTTGGGTGGTCAGCGGGAACGTAAGCTGATGACTGGCGTCATGTGCGCCATGGCGGGGTCGGGAGGCATAGGCGGCCCCGTCGGTCAGCAGGCATTCACCACCGTTGGCAGCACTAGCTGGGTCGTTCCCGCTGGCGTGACTTCGATCTCCGTCGTTTGCGTTAGCGGCGGTAACGGCGGCGCGCGCGGCGGTGGCAGCGGTGGTAGTCTGCGGTATCTCAACAATATCAGCGTCACACCCGGCGAGACGCTTACGGTAGACGTAGGCGCTGGCGGCGCGGGCGCAAACACGGCGACCTCGTCAACCTCGCAAGGTTCCAGCGGCAGTGCCAGTGCAGTACGGCGCGGCGCTACTACCCTCATTTCATCGGTCAGCGCTACCGGCGGCGGTGTCGGAGGCGGCGACGGTGGAGCAGGCGGCGCGTCGCTTACTGTCACAGGGGCTTACGGGAGCACCTACGACTCCGGCGGCGGCGGCGGTGCGGGCGGGTATTCTGGCAACGGAGGTGCGGGGGGCAATACCTCCCCCACCGCAGGTTCTGGCGGCGGTGGTGGTGGCGGTGGCCGAGCCGCCAGCGTCATTGATGTGCCCAGCGGGACGCCGCCTTTCACTGCGGGATATAACGGCGCATCGGGCGGCGGCGTGGGCCTTCTCGGAGAGGGCACCTCGGGCACAGCGGGGGCCAGTGGTGGCGCGTTCCCAACCGCCGGAGGTGGGGGGAGCGGAGGCGCTAGTGGCAGCGCTGGTGGCATAAGCACGCAGCCTACCGGGGGCCTCTATGGCGGCGGCGGCGGCGGGGGTTGGTATACCACCAATTCATCCGGCACGGGCGGCGCTGGCGCGCAGGGCGCTGTCCGCATCATCTACCCCGGCACCTCGCGCTCGTTCCCCTCTACTAATACGGGTGACCTCTGATGGCCGAGACCATTGTCCAGATCAGGTCGCAGCCCGGTATCAAGCGGGACGGCACCAAGTTTGAGGGCGACGCCTACGTTGACGGTCAGTGGTGCCGCTTCCAGCGCGGCCTGCCGCGCAAGATGGGCGGCTACCGCTCTATCAACAAGTATCTTGAGGGGCAGGTCCGCACCCTCCTCGAGTACACGCAGGACAACCTGACGTACATCCACGGCGGCTCTGCCAACAAGGTCGAGCGCTTCTACATCGACGGCACGTACAACACGAGCGTCATCACCGACCGCACGCCGACCAGCAGCTTCACTGCCAGCGCCGCAAACATGTGGCAGTTCGACGTGTCCTACGACACCACGAACGGCAACCAACTCGTCGCGCAGGTCGCGCCGAACCTCAACTGCATCTGCAACAGCACGGGCGGCGAGCTGTTCGTCGGCGACCTGCTCGGCACGGGCGTGCTGACGCGCGTCACCGCCGTGCCTGCGAACTTCAGTTGCACGGGCGGCGTCGTCACGCTGCCGCCCTACACATTCGCGTTCGGCAATGACGGCTACGTCGCGTGGTCCGTGCCGAACGCCCCGGACGACTTCACGGGCAGCGGGGCGGGCAACGCCTACGTGACGGGGCAGAAGATCGTCCGGGGCATGCCCCTGCGCGGCGGTCCCGGCAACAGCCCCTCGGGCCTGTTCTGGTCGGCGGACGCCCTGATCCGTGGCAGCTACGTCGGCAGCACGGCGGTGTTTCAGTTCGACACCATCAGCTCGCAGACGTCGATCATGTCGGCGGCCTGCGTCATTGAGTACGACGGCATCTTCTACTGGATCGGCACCGACCGCTTCCTGATGTTCAACGGCGTTGTTCGCGAGATCGAGAACAACATGAACCAGAACTTCTTCTTCGACAACATCAACATGGCCTACCGCCAGAAGGTGTTCGCGATGAAGGTGCCGCGCTACGGTGAAATCTGGTGGTGTTTCCCCAAGGGCACCAGCACCGAGCCGAACCACGCCATCATCCTCAATGTCCGTGAAAACACGTGGTATGACACGGCGCTCCCCAATAACGGGCGCAGCGCGGGTGTTTTCCCGGCGGTCTTCCGCAAGCCGCTGATGGCAGGCAGCGAGCCGTACCTGCTCGGCGACGACACGCGCATCGTTGAGAGTGGCGGCGACATCCGCGTCACCGAGGACGGCGTAGACTACCGCGTCACGGAGGAGAGCGGCGAGCCGCGCTACAAGTTCTGGGTGCATGAGGTCGGCACCGACGAGATCGACGGCATCGACGAGAACCCAGTGCAGAGCTACTTCGAGACGGCGGACCTGTCGCTGCCCGTGACGTCGCAGAAGAACAACGCCCTGCAAGTTCTCTTGCTCGAGCCGGACTTCGTGCAGTCTGGGCCGCTGACGGTGCAGGTGCGTGGCCGCGCCAACGCCCGCGCGCAGGAGGTCAACGGCGACATCATGACGATCCCCGAGGACGCCTCGACGCCGCAAGAGCAAGTCGTATTCTTCAAGACGCAGCGGCGTGAACTACGCTTCCGCTTCGAGAGCAACTGCATCGGCGGAGATTACCAGATGGGCTTGGTGCTGGCACACGTCCAGCCCGGCGACGGCACGGTCCTCGGCTAATGTCACGCGGCGCGGTAAATCCGCTAACCATGACTTGGCAGCAGTGGGCGGATGCTGCTATATTGAACCTCAATGACAACTGGGCATTCGGGCGAGCTGGCCCGGAGGCTCAGTGGCAGGACTGGGCGGTAGGACTTGTACGCGCGCCGGACTTTGCGCAGCGCGTCCTCCCTGATCCTTATCAGTTTTCGGACTGGCGCGAATGGGCCGTTCGCGTATTTCCGATGCTTGAAGGTGCGGGTTGATGGTTGCTTTCTACGTTCCCGGTATGACAAACAGCCTCTATAGCGGCATTGCACCTCGCGCGTACTCCGAGGAGCCGACGGCTCTGGCTGCGGCAACCAACGTTCCTGCGGTAGCGCCCGTGGGCCTCGGTAGCCGCCCGGCGGCGTGGCAGGGGACGAAGCCGCAGTACGCGCGGCCGACGAGCGGCCTCGACCCCCTGAGCGTCCAACTGGCGCAGATGGACGGCCTGTCGGGACTGCAGTTCGTCACGAACAAGGGCAACCCCGCCAGCATCAAGGCCAAAGAGATCGGCAAGAAGGGCGCAACGGAGACGTCCACCGGTTTCGTGCCGCTCGACCCGAACGCGCAGTATCGCTTCATCAACGAGAAGGGCAAGGACCGCGTCCTCTACACGGGCGCGGGCGAAGAGGGCCTGAAGAACGTCTACTCCATGGCGCAGGACTTGTCCGCCACCAAGGGCAAGAAGGCCAACTGGGGCGTCGAGATGCTCGACCCCGCCACCGGCCAGTGGAGCCGCGTGGCTGATGATGACCCGGCGAAGAGCACGCTGTCGAAGATCGGCAAGGTTGTCGGCACGGCGCTGCCCATCGCCACCGCCCTGATCCCCGGCCTGCAGTTCCTCGGCCCCATCGCCACCACCGCGCTTGCGGGTGGCGCAGGTGCCGCTCTCGCCGGGCGCGACCCGCTCAAGGGCGCGGTCATGGGCGGCCTGTCGGCTGCGGGCGGCCAGTTGCTGGGGCCTGCGCTCCAAGGAGCGGGCCTCGGTGCTAATGCCGCGACCGCTCTTGGCACCGGCCTCGGCACGACGGCGGGTGGCCTCGCCACCGGCCAGAACCTGAAGAACGCGCTGCTCGGCGGCGTTGCTGCTGGTGGCCTGTCGTTCCTCGGCGGTGAGTTGCTGGGGCCGAAGACGCCAGATGGCACTCTCGTCGGCAAAGACGTCAGCGGCATCGCAGCCGACATGGCGGCCAAGGAGGCGGCTCAAGGTCTGGGAGGCGCGCTGGGCAACGCAGGCGCTGGTGCGGCTGGCGGCCTCGGTGACCTCCTCGTTACCGCCGCCAATCGCGGGGTTGCTCCCAACCTCGGCACGACCCGGCTGCCTATCAATGTCGGCGGTGCTCCTGCCGCGCCCGGCGACCTTACGGTTACCGCCGCGCCCAAGCAACCGCCTGTGAACCTCGGCGCTGGCGTTGCGGGGGCGCTGCCGTCGCTGCTGCCCGGTGGTGCGACTGACACGACGGCCTTGGAGAAGGACTTCGACAAGGCTCTCGATGACAAGAACACCACGCTCGACGACATCGTCAACTACCTGCGCCTCGGCGGCCTTGGCCTCGGCCTTGTCGGCGACCTGTTTGGCGGCGGTGGTTCCGGCGCGAAGCAGGGCACAATCCCCGCCGGTCTCTTCGGCGGCACTGGCTCCTCGACTTTCAACAAGCCGCTTCCGGCTCCTAGCATGCCCGGCCTCGCTGCCGGTGCCGGGCCGCGCACGGCTGCCGACCTCGGCGGTCAGGGCCTCGCCAGCACGCAGGACTATTACCGCTACGGCTACGGCCCCGAGCAGTCGTTCCGCAGCAACATCCCCGCCGGGCCGCGCAACACCAGCACGGCCTACACCGGCTACGAGGTGCCGTTTAAGGGCCTCGAAAACATGGCCGAGGGCGGCTACGCTGTCGGCGGCCCCGGCGACGGGCGCGACGACAAGATACCGGCGATGCTCTCCGACGGCGAGTACGTCATCGACGCGGAGACCGTGGCCATGCTCGGCAACGGCTCGACCAAGGCGGGCGCTGACGCGCTCGACAAGTTCCGCGTCAACATCCGCAAGCACAAGGGCCGCGCGCTCTCCAAGGGCAAGTTCAGCGACAACGCGAAGAAGCCCGAACAGTACCTCAAGAAAGGCCGCCGCTAATGGTCGACATCTCCTCCTTCCTGACTGAGGGTGCCAAGATACCCTCCGGCTCGGCCCTGAAGGCGACGCAGAGCGAGACTGTCCTGCCCGAGTGGTACAGCAACTACGCCATGCAACTGCTGTCCAACCAGCAGGCGCTCCTGAACCGGCCCTACGAGACCTATCAGGGTCCGCGCGTCGCCGAGTTCTCGCCCGCGCAGCAGCAGGGCTTCGCCATGACGGGGCCTGCCGCCACGGCCTACCAGCCCGGCCTGCAGGCGGCGACCGGCGCGACGCAGAACCTCATGGGCCAGAACGCGCTGGGCGGCGCGCAGCCCTACTTCGGGCAGGCGGCAGGCATGAGCGGTGTCACGGCGGCCACTCCGGGCCTGCAGCAGGGCGCGCAGCTCACCGGCCAGAGCACGCAGGCGCTGGGCATGCAGGCCGCGCAGCCGTTCCTCGGCCAAGCCGGGCAGACGAGCGTTGCCAACATCGGCCAGTACATGAACCCCTACACGGAGCAGGTGGTCAACCGCATCGGGCAGCTCGCCCAGCGCAACCTGTCTGAGAACATCATGCCCGGCATCGAGGGCCGCTACATCGCCGCTGGCCAGCTTGGCTACGGCGGTCGCGACGGCGCCGGGACGCCCTCGGGCATGATGACCGACACCGCCCGCGCCATCCGCGACACGCAGGAGGCCGCCCTCGCGCAGCAGACGCAGGCCCTCCAGCAGGGCTACGGTCAGGCGGCGGAACTGTCGGCTGGCGACCTCGCGCGGCAGGCGCAGCTCGCCTCGACGGCGGGCGCACTCGGCACCCAGCAGCAGGGCGCGCTGGCGCAGGCTGGCCGCCAGATGGCCGACATCGGGCAGACCTACGGCACCCTCACCAACCAGCAGCAGCGCACGCTCACCGACATCGGCTCGCAGATCGGCGCCATCGGCGGCGAGGACATCACCCGCCAGCTTGGCGCGGCGGAGCAGCTTGGCGCCCTCGCAGGGACCGCGCAGACCCTCGGCCTCCGGGGCGCGGAGGCCATGCAGGGCGTCGGCGCGCAGCAGCAGGCTCAGGCGCAGAAGAACCTCGACCTCGCCTACGGCGACTTCCTGCGCCAGCAGGGCTACAACCAAGAGCAGATCAACAACGCGATGGCGACGTTCAAGGGCACTGCCGGGGCGGTGCCAACCGCCTCGCAGGAGTACGGCATCGTCCCGCTGGGCTACCAGCAGGAATACAAGCCCAGCACGGCGGCGACCATCGGCGGCGCGCTGACGGGGCTGGGGGGTATCCTCGCCGATGCCAAGGCGGGCAGCGCCCTCGGCAAGCTGTTCGGGTTGTAAGATATGGGCTACCAACGCATGACGCAGGCCGAATGGGCCGACCTGATCGCCAAGCAGGGCTACGAGAACGCCGTGCAGATCGCGCGCGACTTCGGCACGGTCATCGACGAGGCCGGAGTTCCGCCCAGCGCGGTCAATCCTGCGCTCGCCGCGCGCCCGATGGTGACGGGAGCGCCCGCCCGTGCTAATGTGCCGCCCGAACAAGGTACGACGCCCATGGACACTCCCGCTGGCGGCCTGAACGCCGCGACTGCCGCAAATCAGACCCCCTCAACGCGGGACCGCCTCCGCGCCGCCGACGAGGAGCTGATGGGCCTCTACGAGGGGCTGCCAGCTTTGCGCAAGCAGCAGTTCGAGAGCGGCCAGCAGCGCATCAACGAGATGTATGCCGGGCCGTCGACCTCGAGCCAGCTCTTCGCGCTGTCGCGCGCCCTGCTCGCGCCGCGCAAGTTCAAGGGCTTCGCGGGTACCATGCAGAACGTCTCCAATGCCCTCGGCCAGATCGGCGAGCAGCGCGAGATGGCGCAGATGAAGCGCGCCGAGGCCCTCGCCCGCCTGCAGGAGAGCTACCAGACCGGCGAGTTCGAGGGCAAGATGGACATCCTCAAGGCGCGCCGCGATGCACTGCGCGCCGAGTTGGAAGCCGAGCAGCCCGCCAAGCGGCGCACGGGCTTCAACCCGATTACCGGCGCGCTGGTCGACATGGAGACCAACGAGCCTATCACCTCGCCGCCTCCGAAGGTCGGCGAGGTCCGTCAGGGCTACCGCTACATGGGCGGCGACCCTGCCTCACAATCTAGCTGGCAAAAGGTGCGCTGATGGCCGGTCCTTGGGAAGATTACGCAGCGCCTACGGGTCCGTCCCCGCGCGAGCGCGCGACTGCCGCCTCGACGGCATCGACGGAGGCAAGCGCGGCCCGCACGCGCGGCCTGACCCCGGCTGAAATCCGCAAGGCCGAGGGTGAGGCGCGGCTAGTCGAGTACAACGTCGAGAAGGCCAAGTCTGAAGAGGCTGACCGGCAGCGGAAGTCGCAAGATGCCGCAGCGGCTGAGAGCAGCGTTGTCGCAGGCCTCGCACGCACCATTGCGGCAGCCGCCGCTGCCAAGGGCAAGTCGCGCGACGAGTGGTTCGCCACCGGCTTTGGTGCGGAAACTGCGGCCGACCTTGGCGCCACAGAGGCCGCCAACGTGGCCGGTCTGTTGAAGACCATCGGCAGCAAGACCGCCATCGACACGCTTTCGGAATTGAAGGCGGCGGGCACCGCGCTCACCCCCGTGTCGAACACCGACATCGAATTGATGCGCACGTCGCTGGCCGACCTCTCGCAGTCTCAGACTGACGAGGAGTTCCAGCGCAGCATGAACGTCGTCATGGACGCCTTCCTGCCCATCTACAAGCGGCTGGGCGGCACGCCTGACCTGCTGCAGACGAGCTACAAGATGCGCACCGGCAACCCGCTGCCTGCCGATGCGATACCCGGCTTTGAGCCTAAGCGCCCCGCGCCGCGCGCCGGGGAGGCACCCGCAACCGCGCAGGAGGCGACCACGGAACTGCGCGCCGGTGCGGGCGACAAGTACGTCTCCGAGGAGGACAAGCGCATCGCCGCGCGGCTGCAGCAGGCCTTCGACGCCGGTGCCAGCCAAGCCGAGATGAACGCCCTCGCGCAGGAGCTTGGACGCCCTGTCCCGCAGGACCAGCTCGACGCTGCCATCCGCTACCGCGACGCGGGCGGCAAGGGCGCGCAGATCGTGCCCGGCGAGAGCACGCGCCCCGTCTCCGAGCAGATCATCGGCGCTGTCGGCGAAAGTCCCGTCGGGGCCTACGCCATCGGCGCGGGCAGCGCGCTGACCGGCGGCATGACTGACGAACTGGCTGGCCTGATGGGCGGCCCTGAGGCCGAGGAGCGCGCCCGCTTCGCCCGGCAGTACTCGCAGACCGAAAGTCCCATCGCCTCCACCCTCGGCGAGATCGCTGGCGGCATGATGGCATCCATCCCCGCCGTGCGCGGCGCGCAGATGCTCGCGCCCGGCCTCTCGGCGACGCGCGCGGCCATGCTGGGCGAGACTGCCCTCGGGGCGATCACCGGCGCGGGCGAGGCGGCCCCCGGCTCGCGCATCACCGGCGCGGCGATGGGTGCTGGCCTCGGCCTCGCAGGCGGCGCGGTGCCGGGCGCGACCGCCCGTGTGCTGTCGCCCCGCACGCCGGAGAGCGTCCGCATGCTGCGCGAGGCGGGCGTGCGCGACATGTCCCTCGGCCAGACGCTCGGCGCGCCTGAGCTGGAGGCGGGCCTCGCGGGTGTCCTGCCCGGCGGTGGTGACGTCGCCCTGCGGGCGCAGCGGCAGGCCTTCGAGCAGTTCCAAGAGGCCTACCTCGATGACGCGCTGCGGAACATCGGCGTGGAAGTGCCTAAGGGACTGAAGCCGACCAAGCGCATGGAAGTGGCCCAGAAGGCGTTCAACGACGCCTACGAGGCTGCTCGGTCGCAGATGCAGATGGTGCCCGACGCCCCGCTGCGTAACGACCTCATGGCGTTCCGCCAGCGCCTCGACAGCGACGAGTTTTCCGAGGAGGCCGCCTCGCGCCTGCGCAAGCTGCTTGAGGGCACCGTCCAGCGCAAGATCGACACGCCCGCCGGTCAGGGTATCAGCGGCGACAAATACAAGTCGCTCGTGAGCCTCCTCGGCAAGCGCCGCGCCGCCTTCTCCAAGCAGCAGAACGCGGAGATGGCCGACGGCGTGGCCGAACTGCAGCGCATCCTCGACGACAACGCCCGTCGGCACTCGCCGCCCGAGGCCGTCGACCTGATGGACCGGGCTGACCGTGGCTACGCCATCCTGACCCGCGCCGAGGAGGCCGCGCGCAATCTCGGCAACGCGCCGGGCGAGTTCACGCCGCAGCAGGCACTGGCCGCCGCGCGCAAGGGCGACACCAGCGCGCGCAGCCGGGCCTTCGTGCGCGGCGAGGCACGCGGCCAGCGGCTGGCCGAGGCAGGCATCGAGGCCCTCGGCAAGGCCCCTCCGGGCGACGTGTCCCGCGTTGAGCGCGGCATCGGCCTCACCAGCAGCGTCGCAGGCGCGCCCCTCTCCCTGCCGATTAACATTGCCATGGGCCTCGGCAATGCGCCCGGCGTGCGGCAGGCGCTTGGCACGGCCATCGCAGGCCAGCGTCCGGCCGCCGCGATGCGCGCCGCCGACATCATCCGCGACCGGCCCGAGTACCTCGCGGCGCTGGCCACCGCGCCGATGCTGCAGGGCGTCCGCGACCGGCCCGAGGACATCGAAGACCTGCGCGCCCGCTACGGCATCGGCGCGCCGTCCGAGTTTCAGTTCGACCCGATGTTCTATGGTGGGCAGTAAGACATGGCCGAGCGCAAGGTCACCAGCACGCTCTACCTCGACGGTGCGCCTGCTGACGAGGGACTGAACCCGTTCGCCATTCGCATCGGGCCTGCCGCGCAGCGCGCCACGGGCCGCAAGACGACGGCCAAGCGCAAGGGCGACAAGCCTCGCAACCTGAACGTTCGGGTCAAGCCGCAGGCCCAGATCAGCGCGCCTCGCCAGAACGCCCCTGAGCGCGTCCTGTCGGCCATCGGGCGCGTGTCGCCCGGCGCGGAGCAGACGCTGCGCACCGTAGACGACGAGTTGCTGGGCCTGCGTGAACTGTATGGCGCGGGCGTCCGTGGCGTGGCCGACGCGCTGGGCGGCGACGTGTACGGCGAGGGTGACCTCCAGAGCGATGACGCGACGACGCTGGCGCTCGCCGGTGCCCTCGGCCCCGCGTTCAGCGCGGCGGGCCGTCTCGGTGGCGCGGCGCTGCGCCGCCTGCCCGCAGGCGTCCGGCAGGGCGCTTCGGACCTCGCGGCGCGTGCGCGGCGCTACATGACCGAGGCGCGTCCGCTGGCCGACGCCGACTACGTCGAGGGTGTGTTCCGCGACCTGCCCGAGGAGATGGGCGCGCTTGAGGCCCCGCAAAGTCTTAAAATCACTACTCCTGACGAGGCGCAGTGGGAACTTCCCGACCTGACGGAAGAGGTTCCGATCTACACCGCGCCGGTCCAGCGCTCGTCGCTCTCTGTTCCCGCAAGAGCCGCGCCTGCACCCGACAAAGTAACAGCCTATCACGGCACGCAGCATCGGTTCAGGCCGGAGTTCAAGGTCCGTGACCGCGAGACTGGCGAAGAGTACTTTATCGAAAGCCCAACGGAAGACCGCATCCGCACACTTCCGGCGAATGTCGATCCGCTGCAAGAGTACCGCCTTGGCCGCTTTCGCATGGACAAGATCGGCACGGGGGAGGGCGCGCAGGCCTACGGGCGCGGGCTCTACTTTGCCGAGGAGCCGAATGTAGCTCGCGGCTACCGCGATAGCACCTTGCCGCCCGCTGCGACTAACCCGAGCATAGGCGGGGAGGACGTCTACGCCGTTTACAACCGCCTCATGAACACGGCCGATACGCTGCCTGTGGGTGAGGCCCAACGCTTTTACGACCGGACGGCGCTGCTGGACGACTTGATGGACGCGCGCGACGTCCTCGCCATCCGCCAGAACCTTGAGCGCGATCCTAGCATGTACAGCCCGGAGGCTGTCGACTGGTTTAACCGGGAAGTCGCAGGCCAGTGGCGCGCGCCCGGCTCGCTGTATCAGGTTGACTTGAATGTCGATCCGTCTCGCATGTTGGCGTGGGACCAGCCTCTCAGCGAGCAGCCTGAGGTCTTGCGGGCGCTGATGCCGCTCCTGCAGAAGTACCAACTCAACGACATGCCCGCCGATGAGAAGTACCCGACGCTCGGCGGAGACATATACCACCAACTGCGTTTCCGTTCTGACGTGCGCGACGCTGCCATGTCCGACTTGCTGACGGGTTCCGGCATACCGGGCATCCGCTACCTTGACCAAGGTTCTCGCGCCGGTGGCAGCGACACAGAGAACTACGTCGTCATGAACCCCGATCTCATTGAGATCATGAAGCGCTACAAGCACGGCGGTCTGGCCGATAAGAGGAAGGCACGATGAGCATCATCACCAAGCTGGCCAAAGAAGTCGGCGAACTCAGTGATGATGCCGTCCGCGCCCTGCGCCGCGTGCTGCCGAAGAACGCGACAGTCGCTCAGGCCAAGAACGCCTACGAGCGCATCATGCGCGAGTTGCCGGAGGAGATCGACTTCTCCGTGACGCCCGCAGCCAGCAGGCAGCGCAAGGTGCCTGCCGCGCCGCGCACGGAAGCCGGTGACCTGACAGTGACGGCCCCCAAGCGCAAGGCTAAGAAGTCTCTCGCGGTCAAGGAGGGCGCGTCGGACTCGGCTGCGCGGGCGGCCATCGGGCAGCGCAATGTAGCCAATTTCACTGTGCCAGCAGCCCCCCGCACAGCGCGCCCCCTCGAGGTTCAAACCGCACCGACAAACGTGCGTGATCTTTCGAAGATCGCTTTTGATCCCGAGACGTATGGCCTGCGCAAGGGCGAGATGGGGCGTCTCAAAGACCTAGCCGTAAAGGTCGAACACAACCGCATCGTCCCGCAGGGGCCTTCGCTTGGCGTTGACGAGCTCGCCGACAACTTCATCATTGGCACGATGTCAGATCGTTCTGGCGCAAACACTACGATAACCGGGATCGGCCCCACTGATCTGGACATTCCGGTTCATGAATACGGCGGTCAGGATTTCATGCCCGCTAATCCCGGTTTAGGTTGGGCCGTTTCTACGCCCGGTGTTGCGTCCGGTATCATGAACCGTGCCATGGCGTACTACAAGAAGACCGGAAAGTTGCCGCTTCTGGCGCCCTACCGCATGGCCGGAACGGGTACAGATTTCTCAAAGACGACCGGCGAACTCATGATGTCGCAGGCCAACTCTGCCTTCGGCGGAGATGACCGCGCCCGCGTCAACGCGGTTATCGGCAACTATATCCGCGACTTTAAGGGCATTGATAACCCGGAAGGCTATCTCCAATACGGCGCGTTGCCTACGGAGCAACGCAAGGCGCTTCAGGAGGCACTGCACCGCGACACCGCGTTTACGGAAAGCGGCGGATTGTCGCTCCCTCTCACCCGCGCGCTTATTACCGACCCCGCGCAGATCGACAAGCCCAGCTACATGATCCAGAACATCGGTGTTCTGGACCCTAGGCGTGAGGTCGTGGTCGATTTCTCACGCAATCCGACATACGGCTATAATCTCCCCGTGGAGTTCATGGGGACGGTGGACCCTGACATAAATATCGCGGAAATCGCGCACGGCATGCTGAACAAGAAGTACGCAGACCTCGGCGATCTGTCGGGTTTTCGCGGCCAGCAAGCGACCCTGAGCCTTTCCGAGTGGAGGCGTCAGCAGAAAGAGTACCGCGCGGCTAAAGAAAAGTACGAGGCCGCCATCGCGGCTGGCAAAGACGCCAAGCCGCCGCGAGAACCTGTTCGCGCTGGCAACACCCAGAAGTTTTTGCAACCCGGCGTCAGCGGCTTCCTTGACGACGTGACAGCGCAGGCGATCAAGGACCGACTTTCCAAACTGGGCCTCTAGTCGGCCCAGAGAAGAAAGTAGTCCTCAAAGTCATCTGCGACATGTGCGTATGGCGTCTGGCGGATAAATGCCCGAACATCGTCTTCCGTCAGCACGGCATCGTGATCGCCAAGATGCTCTATTTCTAGCAGCATCAGGGCTTGAGCCATGTCGTCGGACAGCGGTTCTGCGGTATCCGCTATGACTGGGTGTAGTTTCTGCCTCACCGCCCCGCCCCCTTCGCCTCGGCCAGCAGCGCCAGATAGGCGATGGCGTCCTCCGCGCTGTCGGCGTGGTACTCGCTGCGGGTGAACAGCCGCACCTGCTTCAGCAGGGCCATGAGCAGCCAGCCCTCGCCCTCGCTCAGGTCGCGGCCCGTCACCGCGTTGAACGCCTCGACGCAGCGGCCCATGGACCGCTCGCCCTCGGGCTTGTCGTAGGTCGACGCGCGGTCGTGCATGTGCATGGCCGCACGGCCCAGCAGCTCTGCCGCCTTGGGCGCAGGCACCGGCCGCTCCGGGTACGCGAGGCCTATCGGGTTGGTCTCCAGCGTCACGCTCTCCTCGAGGGCGTGTTGCGTCGGTTCGGTGTCACAGGGTAGGTCGTTCATTTCTTCCTCCTCTTCAGCGCGTCGAGCAGCACCTCTTGAATGGACCGCTTGGACGACAGGCGCTCCATGACCACCTCGTCGACCGTGTCGCGGGCGAGGATGGGGTAGACCAGACAGGGCCGGTCGTGGCCCGCCTGCTTCTGCCGCATCGGCCCGATGCGCTCGATGATCTGCATGTGCTCTTCTAGGTTCCAGTTCACGCCGTAGAAGGCTATGATATTGCCCCCGTCGGCGAGGTTCAGTCCGTGCCCCGCCGACGCAGGGTGAGCGAATAGTAGCGGGATGCGCCCGGCGTTCCACTGGCGGATCGTATCGCTGTCAGCGTCCAGCACCCGACCTTGAGGGAAACGACCCCGTAGCCGCTCGAGATCGTGCTTGAAGTTGTAGGCGACGAGAACAGGCGCGCCGTTCGCCTCCTCAATGATGCTGTCAAGCGCGTCCAGCTTGGCATTGTGCACGTCCTCCCACGAGCCGTCGTCGTTGATGTAGATCGCCCCGTTGCAGAGCTGCAGCAGCTTCTGCGTCTTCACCGCCGCGTTCACGGCCTCCACGCCCTCGCCCTCGATCTCGGCGTAGGCGTGCCGCTCCATCTCGTCGTACAGGACGCGCGGCCCGTGGGGCATCGTCACGTAGATCGGGTTGACCACCGGCTCGTCGACCGGCAGGCCGGTGACGGTCAGGCAGACGTCGCGCAGGCGGTCCTGCACCTCGGCCTGCGAGTGCTCGAAGGGGATGAGGCTGTAGCCGTCGTAGCCGCGCCGGAACCAGCGCTGCTCGAAGGCGGCGTAGGTGCGCCCCAGCCGCTCGCCCTTGTCGATGAACCACTGCTGGCCCCACAGGTCTTTGATGCCGTTCGGCGCAGGCGTGCCCGTGAGGCCGATGAAGCGGCTGCCGGGGGCGTGGGCCACTTGACCCAGCGCACGCGCTCTGGAGCCGCCCTGCCGGAGCCTGAAGGACTTCAGGCGGGTCAGCTCGTCGGCCACGACCGTCTTGAACGGCCACTTGTCGCCCAGCGCCTGCCGTAGCCAGAGGATGTTGTCATAGTTCGTGGTGAAGATGTCCGCCTCGGCCTCCAGCGCACGGGCGCGCTGCTTGGGGGTGCCGGTGATGACGCTGACGCGCAGGCCCTGCAGGTGGTCCCACTTCTGCACCTCGTCCGGCCACGTCGTCTTGGCGACGCGCAGCGGGGCGAGGATCAGCGCGGGGTAGACGTCCTCGACCACGCTCAGGCGCTCCAGCGCCGTCAGGGTTGAGACGGTCTTCCCGCCGCCCATCGGAGCCCAGACCGCGCAGCGCTTGGTCTGGCAGATGAAGTCGATGACCTCCTCCTGATAGGCGTGGGGCTTGAAGGTGCGGGTCATTCCGCCACCTCAAACTTAGGGCGGGCAATAATAGTCTGCGGCACGCCATCGCGCAGATCGTGGGCCTTAATGGTGGCCTTGCCACGCACCTGTTCGCCGCGTTCGAAGGCAATGCTGCCCTTGTAGACAACGACGTTGTTGTCGGCGTCGCGGAAGATCGTGATGTAGACGGTGCCGAACTGGCTGTCGAAGCTGTGGGTGCGCTCGACGGTCAGCTCGAAGTCGCGGCGCTCGCCGACAGCGCCAACGTGGTTGGTGTTCACGTCTGCGGCGAGCTGGGCTGCGCGGGCAACTTCACGACCGGCCAGCTTCTCGCGAGCCTCGCCGAGAATGCGAGCGGCAGCGGCGTGCTGGCCGTCAGTCAGGCCGCCCCACTCGTCGATGGCGGTGCGCAGCTTGTCAAAGAAGTTGCCGCGATTGTAGGCCGTCAGCGGGTGGTGGCGACGCTTGCACTTGCAGCGGTAGTCCTCGCCATCAACCTCAAAGCAGTGGTCGATCTCGCCGTTGTCTTCCCAAATGGAGCAGCGCGGGTCAAGGTCCACAATGCTATCGAACTCGCCAGCGCTGAACAGCCAATCGTAGATGGTCTGCGCGTCTTCGTGCGCGGCGAACCACTTGGCGCGCCCAGTCTTGGCGCGGTTGGCCTTGATGCGGCGGTCGATGGCAGCCTGATAGCGGGCTTCGTTCTCGATGTGGGCGTAGCTATTGCGGGACATGACTTGGTACTCCGTTGCTGATGCACCCTTATGGCACACGCAACCTGACGTTGCAACCCCTGAATGAAAAAAATTGGGTCACCCTGACTAATCAACCTTTCACAATCGTGATCTTGCCGCCCGCCTCCATGACGGCGAGCATCATGGCGCGGTCTCGGCTCATGCCGCCCGCGACCAGTTGCTGGACGCGGGCGGCGAGGGACTTCATCTCGGCTTCGAGCTTGCTCACGCCTTGACCCTCCTTATGCGCTCTATGGTGTATTTGCCCTCGCCGAAGGTCTGCTGCGCGCGCTTGACGCACTCTGCAAGCGAGGCGCACGGCGTATCCGCAATGCGGAACGGCGAACCATCTGGAAGGCTCACTGCTTGGTACATGCTCACGCCTCGAGCCTCCAGCCCCAGCTCTTGATCGGGCCTGCCGAGCCAACGAGGTGCTTGTCGGCTTCGCGCTGGAACCGGGCGTAGCGGCGCAGCGCGGCAGCCTTGGTCAGCCCCTCGTATATTGCGCGGTCGCCGTTCTCGTAGACGGCGTAGGCGGTGTAGGTCTTGGACATGGTGGACACTCCTTCTTCGTTGCTGATGAGCGCCTTGTACCACATTCAATCAGGCGTTGCAACACCTTTTTTCACACGCTCGACGATCCAGTCGACGTCGGCCTCAGTTCGCGCCGTGTAGACCGGCAGGCCGTCCGCCTGCATGCGCTCGACCTCGCGGGCCTGCAGCTTGCTGTAGCGGTCGTCCCCGGCCTTGACCTCGACGAAGGCGGCCCTCGGCCACTCCCACCAGATGAAGCAGTCAGGGCAGCCCCGGCGGCCCTCCCAGCGCATCTTGCGGTATTGGCCGCCGCTCCCCTGCACCAGCTTCTTCAGGCGCTCCTGCAGCTTCGATGCCGGTGTCATGTAACCTCCGTCCTGCGGACCAGTTGGCGGGCATGCGAACCTCGCGGTTCGGCACGCACCATATCTCGCCGCTGGCGCTCAGGGCAACCACCCACAGGAGGCTGTGCTCCAGCCCGTAGTCGATGACGCCGACAGCGTAGCCCGCGCCCTTGGGCGTGTCGAGCGGCAGGTGCGGGTTGAGCTGAGTAAACATATGATTTTACTCATTCTTTTCTGTATCTGCGGGTCTCAAAACCCGCCGCCGACAGCGGCAAGCCCAGCGACCACGCGGGGTTAGTCCCCATCATCTCGGCGAGGTGCGTGTGCGTGTAGTCGCCGTGGTCCGGCACCTCGCAGACCAGCTCGTCGTGGACGCGCAGCACCACGTCGTAGCCAGACAGCTCGGCGCGGCGCATGCCGGTCATGAACACGTCGCGCGCCACGGCCTGCACGATGTTCTCGACCAGCTTGCCGTAGTAGGTCTCCAGCCACTCCCACTTGCGCGTGTACTGGTTCATGCCCTCGTAGAGGAGCTGGCCGTCCTCGTTGATGTGCATCTTGCGGTAGAGCAGGTAGCGGCCGCTGGGTAGGCGGCAGCGGACGTAGTCGACGCCGTCGGGGCCGATGGCCGTGTCGAAGCGCAGGAGGCCGCGCACGTCGAAGCTCTCGCCCGGCGCGCGGATGGCCGACCGCGCCGCGCCCTCGACGTTGTACCACAGGCGTGTCGTCGCCGGGTGCGCCTTGCGCCACGCCTGCACGATCTGGGTGATCTGCTCGTCGCCCATGGCGTCGAAGACCTTGCCGCCCATCTTCCGGTAGGCCCCGACGCCCCCGCCGTAGCCGCCCGCGAGCTCGGGCACCTTGCCCTGCGTCTGGCGCTCCTCCTTCGTGACGTCGGCCGCGTCCTTGCTCAGGATGCGCCCGGCAGTCACCTTGTAGAGGTCGGGCCCCTCGCCCCGGTCGTAGGCCTTGAAGGCCTCGATCTTCCAGTCCTCGCCCGCCAGCCACGCCAGCACGCGGCCCTCGATGTTCGACAGGTCGGCGATGGCGAACTTCCTGCCCGGCTCGGCCACCAGACAGCCGCGCACGGCCCACGCGCAGCGGTCGCTGACGTTCTCCCACAGGACGTCCTCGGCGTCGGCCTTGAAGGCCGCGATGGTCGCCTCCTGCACCTCGCCGTCAAACCAGTCGGGCGTGCGCGGCAGGTTCTGCGGCTGGAAGATGCGCCCCGCGTCGCGCCCCGTGCGCGCCGCGCCGCAGAACTGGATCGTCCCGCGCAGGCGCCCGTCGCTCGAGGCGGCGTCCATCAGGGCCTTGTACTTGGCGGGCGACGTCGCGGCGGCCTGCTGCCTGATCTCCAGCAGCTCGCGCAGCTCCGGCGTCAATTCCTCGCGCAGCAGCTTCGTCACCGTCGCGCCGGTCATGTCGTCGGCGTCGAGGCCGTGGGCGTCGCGCAGGTGCTGCAGGAATGCCGTGCGCTGCGTCGCGCTGCCCACCGCGCCGCCGGTCAGAACTCCTGCACGAGCGGCCAGAGATCGCGAAGCTCGTCCAAAAGCTCGGAGAGCGGATCGGGCGAGGTCAATATCGACTCCGACACCACGGTCATTAATTCCTTGGTCGAGGAGCCACAGTTCGCGCTCAGAGTGACTATCGTTCCAACGCGGCAGCCGTCCACGTATGGCTCGCATCGCGTCCACGTCGAGGCGGGCGTATTCGATGAACCTTTGCCACTCATCCGGGTGCGTCTCCCGCGTTGCCCTCCTGATCTTTGTATTCTTCGGGCGCGGCTTCGTAAAGAGCTGGATGAGCTTCTTGCCGTCCTTGTCCTTGGCCTTGTCCTGCGGGACGCCCAGCACGTCGCAGAGCGTGCCCAGCGACGCGGGCAGGCTGTGCTGCAGGGCGAGGACCATCGTGTCCTCAACTTTATCCACAGGAATATGCACACCCCTGTGGCGCAGCACGGTGCGGTCGAAGGCGCTGTTGTGGATCACGACGCGGTCGGCGCTGTCGACCAGCATCTGGACGTTGCCGAGGTTCTTCTCGCCCGTGGTCAAGTCCCACACGGCCACCAGCTCGTCGTCCCACGCGAAGGCGACGAGCATGACCTCGGCGTCTTCGGCGTAGCGGTGCGCGCCGTGCTTGATGGGCGTCTCGGAGAAGGTCTCGAGGTCGAGGTGGAGAGTGCTCATAGGGGCTGATATTCCCTTTCCTTGGGAGAGAGCTGTGCCGGTTATCAGCAACGAGGAGTGAACCACGTTCCGTCACAGCCCTCACCGAAGGAAAGGGCGCAGCGGCCTTAGCACCCACAGCCAGAAGGCTTACGGGGCCGCTGCGCCCAGTCTATAGCGGCAGGGTCAGAGCAAGTCCAGACCCAGCTCGGCGGCGTAGATATTCAGCAGCGCATTGCGCTCCCGAAGGTCGTCCGGCTTCATCTTGCGGAACTTGATGACCTCCCGCATGATCTTGGCGTCGAAGCCGACCGCCTTGGCCTCCGCGTAGACATCCTTGATGTCTTCGGCGATGCCCTTCTTCTCCTCCTCGAGGCGCTCCACGCGCTCGACGAGCAGCCGCAGGCGGTCGTTGGTGCCGTGCTCCGGCTCGCGCGCCATCGTCACAGCACGTCGTCCGCTTCGGCCTTGGCCTTGGCCAGTTCGGCGAACTCGTCAGCCGAGGCCGGGGCCGCGCTGCCGCCGAAGTTCTGCCCCTCGCCGGTCAGCATGACGCCGCGCAGGGTGCAGTTGATGCGGCGCCCCCACTTGTTGTCCTGCGCCCACACCTCGACCGAGGCGTTGACGACCGCGCCGCTGAACGCCTGACGCTCGATGTCCCCCTTGGACGACAGCGGCTCGCCGTACTGGTTGAAGACCGTCGGCTGGGTCTTCGCATTGCGGGTCGACAGGTAGTGCGCGCCCTCGAAGCCCTGATATGCCTCGCCGGTCTTCTTCGAGCGGTAGACCTTCTTCGTGAAGGCGACCTTGCCGTCTTCGATCAGCATGGCCAGCACGCTGTCGGCCTTGTCCTTCCACGCCTCCTTGGCTTCGGCCATGATGGCCTGCTCAATGAGCTTCTGGTGCTCGCTGTTCGGGACGATGGGGAACTTGGCCCCGTAGGCGGGTTCACCCTCGCCAAAGGACTGCGGTTCGGCCAGCGCCGGGAAAGCCATCGTGATGCCCTTGAGCATGATCTTGGTAGCCATTGTACGGTATCCTTTATCAGTCGTCAGTTTGAAAGAGGCCGCCGAAGTCGTCGGCGACCGATGGGACGGCCATTGCTGGCCGCCTGTCAGTGGCGGGTGCCACGGACGGCTTGCCCTCGCTCTGCGTGACGTGCTCCTGCACCTTCGCCCAGCGCTTGGGGTTTTCCTTGAACAGCTTCTCGGCCTTGGTGGGGCTGATGAGGCTGAGATCGTACATCTCGTCCTGCCGCATGCGAAACGACTTGAGCAGCTTTTCCACAGCTTCCGCGTCGGCCCACTTCCGGTTGCCGCGCTTGCCCTCGACGAGCTTGTAGCCCTCGACAGTCTGGCCCGCCAGCAGGCGGCGCTCGACCTCGGCGCGCACGGCCTTGCACCACTGCTCGACCAGATCGACCTTGGACATGGCGACGCTCAGGTAGTTGTCGCCCGTCTGGCTGTCCGGCACCTGCGGCACCAGATCGGCGAAGTCGTCCAGTGTCGCGGTGCTGTGGACAACGTCGGCCACCTCGGCGCGCAGGGCCGGGCACGACGCCTTGGCCTTGCAGAAGCGGCACTGCTTCTCGCCGGGGTTGAGGTAGCTGTCGACGCCGATGTCGGCGACCGACACAGCCTCGGCCACGGTGGCCGCCGCGTCGCGCACCTGCGCCGCAAAGTCCAGCAGCACGCGCAGCGGGATCGACCACTCGGCGACGTGGTTGAGGCGCGGCTGGTGGATCACCATCGTGACCATGTCGCCCTCCCACACGAGGCCGAACTGCTCGTAGGCCCCCAGCGCGTACATCATGAGCTGCGGGTTGTCCTCCGCGTAGACCTTGACCCCCATGCCGTACTTCAGGTCGATCACGACCATCTCGTTGCGGCACAGGACCACCGCGTCGGACGTGCCGCCCGCGTCGGCCTCGCCGGTCAGGTGGCCGATGGGCACGCGCTGCTCGACGAACAGCGAGCCGCCCTCGGCGTATTCCCGCACCAGCTTGACGTAGTCCTGCACGAAATCGGCCATGGCGGTGTCGACGACGAACTTGCGCTCGCCGACGACGATCTCGCCCCCGAGGTACTGGTCGGCGTCCATGCCGTCCTCGAGGCACCACGAGGCCAGCGTGTGCGCGGCGGTGCCCTCGTCGGCGTAGAGGCTGCCCGTGTCCGGGTAGTCAGCCTCCAGCACGACGCTGCCGGGGCAGGCCATCCAGCGGTGTGCACCGCTGGGGCTGAGCCGGGCGTGGGCGCTCATGCGATCCTCCAGACCCACACATCGCCGTCAAGCAGGCGCGTGGAGAACTTCTTATGGGGGCCGTGTTGCTTGGCGTACGCTGCGGCGCGAGTGATGAGATTGGCTTGGCGTTTTGCGCACCCGTCAACGGGTACGCAGAACGCATCGCCGACTTCCATCGCAGCGAAGGGGTACTTCAAGCGCCGCCCACCCCTCTTAGCTCGCGGGGGCAGCGGCTTGTCCTTGACGATCTCGTAGCCCATCACACCGCCTCCGCCACAATTGCCACCAGCTCAGGCAGACGCTCATCGGGCACCTGCGAGGCGCGCTCGACGCCGAACTGCGCCAGCACCTCCTGCACCCACGGCTTGCCCTTCACGGCCACGGCCTTCAACACCAGCGGCGCGACGTCCTTCTCGAAGTCAAGCGAGACGACGGCCTCAGAAGGGGAGACAGTGTTCGTTGCAGGCAGGCCAGTGTCGGATGTCCGGGTATCGCTTTCCGGCATAATAGCCGGGTCCGATGATGCTGCGGTGTCCTGCTGGGCAGCAGGCTCCCCCACCGGCGCCTCGGCGACCTCCACCGGCTTCTCGGCCTTGGCGCGCTTCGGCTTCGGTGCCTCGCGGACCTCGGGCATCACCGGGTCGACCGGCGTGGCCTGCATCTGCGCGGCCAGCGCCAGCAGCTTGCCCGCCAACTCGCTGATGCTGTCGGCGTTGATCTCGATCTTGTAGCTCATGCGTATTCGCTCCTGTTGTTGAAGGTGTAGCGCCCGCCCATGCTCTCGTGGGTGGTGTGGTAGTGCCAAGCCTGATTGTAGAGGACGTCGAGGCGCTCGGCGATCACGACGGCCATTTCGGGGTCGATGCCCATCTCGCGGGCCTCGAGCAGCAGGTCTTCGGTGTCCATGCTGCGGTAGGTGTCTCTGTCACGCATTTCCTGTCTCCTCAGAAGTTCCACGGCTGCGCGCCGTAGCGCTCGGCCAGCTTGCGCGCCTCGCGCTTGCCGCCGACGCTGAACGAGATGACGCGCGACCGGCGGCCGTCGATGATGCGGTTGATGTCCAGCGTCGCGGGCAGGCCCCTGCCGCGCGACGTGAACTCTGCTGCGAGGATGCCCAGCACCGGCTTAGGCCTTCCGCGCCACGACCTTGACGGTCGTGTAGCCCTTGGTGACCTTCTGGTTCTTGCTGAACCAGCGGCCGTCGACACCCAGCTCGCGCAGCTTGGCCTCTGCGGCCTTGGCGTCGAGCGACTGGCGCTCGGCCACTTGGCTGACGGTGGCGCGGAAGAAGCGGCCGTCGATGGCGTCCGCGCCGCTGTCGGCGAGGCGGGCGACGAGGTCAGCCTCGATGCGCTTGAGGTCGGCGATCTGCGCCTTGATGTCGCCGAGGCGGTCAACGAGGGCGGCGTCGAAGTCGATAACGGGGTTGGTAGCCATGAGTTCATCTCCTGTTTGGCGTTGCTGATGAACTCTAGATAACGCCTAAACAGGAGATTGCAACCCCCTATCTGCAAAAAATTGCAAGTTCACTCATAAAAAATGACCACGTTGTTGTCCAAAGACAGCGGGCCGTCCTTCTCCTTGGCAAGCGTCTGAATTGCCCGGACAATCCGCTGGCGGCGCGTGTCGCGCTCGCCCGGCTCCGGCGCCGGGAACGTCTGCACGGCGCGGTCGACGAGGTCGACGATCTTGACCGTGTCGCTGACGCCGAAGGTGGCCATCGTCTCGAGGATGTGGTTCTCCATGCGCCCGCGCCGCCGGATGCCCTTGCCGATGGGCTTCTCCTCGACCGGCGCGTCGGCGTCGGTGATGACGCAGCTCGTGACCTCGTCGCCATCGCTGTCGATGCCGGTGACGACGATCTCGAGCTTGAAGCCGAACTTCAGGCCGTCCTCGCCGTCCTTCATCTTCGTGATCTTGGCCTCGCGGTAGTCGCCGTCCTCGATGCGCGTGATCTCAATGGCGAAGTCCAGCGCCGCGTTGATGCCCGACCAGCCGCGCACGCCGCGCGCCGCGTCCTTGCCGCTGTGGTGGATCAGGATGACCATGGCCCCCGTCGCCTCGTGGATCGCCCGGCAGTGCGCCAGCGCGAGGCCCATGTCCTCGGCGGCGTTCTCGTTCGCGCCGGGCGTCACCTGCGCGTAGGTGTCGAGGACGATGTAGTCGAAGTCACCGGCCAGCGTCATGGCGCGGACCAGCTCCTCGATGTCGTCCTTGAGCATGATGTTCGGCGCGACCGTCAGGACGGCAATGTCGAGGTCGTCGAGGTCGATGTTGTTCTTGCGCGCCCACGCCTTGATGCGCTTGCCCACGCCCGCGCCGCCCTCGGCGGCCACGTAGAGGCCCCTCGCCCTGCGCGTGCGCCGCTCGCGCCAGTTCAGGCCCAGCGAGAGGTGCGCCATGATGTCGAGGGCGAGGAAGGACTTGCCGCTGCCCGACGCGCCGAAGATCGCGCCGATCTGGGCCTTGGGCAGCACGCCCTTGATCCACCAGTCCAGCGGCGGCCGGTTGGCCACGTCGGATGCCCGGAAGAACGGGAAGCGCCCGTCGTAGTCGGGCGGCATGAGACCGGCGCGGGGTGCCCAGTCCTGCTGCGCTACTTCGGCGGCTACCTTGCGCAGGTCGTCAGCGGTAGCCGCCTCCAGAGGGCGGACGTAGCCCGCCTCCTTGGCCATCTTGATGACCGAGGCCATGGTGACCTGCCTGCGGCCCGGCCCCTTGCGGCGCTCGAAGCTGTCCCACTGCTGCCGCAGCGCCTCCTCGGACGGGTACTTGCCGCCCAGCGCCGACCAGTCGTTCCACAGGTCGAAGCCGGTGTCGTCGCCCTCGCACTCGTGGTGCAGGGCCATGCCGACGCGCACCCACTCGTCGCGGCCGCAGTCGGGGTCGAGGGCGGCCAGCAGGTCTTCCATCTGCTCGACGGACAGGCCCAGCTTCGGCTCGTAGCCCGCCATGATGTCGTCGGGGTCGAAGCGGGAGGCGGTGCTGCCGAAGCGCCTCTCGCACAGGTCGATCAGGGGCTGGGGCAGGGCCGCCACCTTGTCCTCGTAGCCGAGGATGTCGACGTGGCCGAGGATGTTGCCGGTGAACGTCACGAAGCCGGTGCTGCTGAAGGTCTCCAGCCCGTACTGCTCCGCCGTCGCGGGGCTCTTGTGGTTGCCCAGCGCGCCCGTGAAGAAGGCCCGCACGCCTGAGCCGCTGGGCGAGTACTCGGCGTAGGTGCGCCGCACGATGTCGGCGATCTCGGGCGGCAGGTTGCCGTCGGCGTCGACGCAGTGGTCGACGTCGAGGGCCGTCACCTGCCAGTCGGGCAGCATGGCGAAGCCCACGCCGTCGAAGCCCAGCCGCGCGGCGGCGTCGCGGGCGGCAGCGAAGGTGGTCAGGTTGGCCCGGTCGTTCGGGCTGCCCTGCTGGCCGTAGCGGCGGTGGCCTGCCGCGTAGTAGGGCACCTTGCGGGGCTTCGGCTCTTCGGCGTGGGTCTCGTAGCGCCAAATTAGCCATGAGGGCAGCGCACGCAGCGGCTCAGGCGCGTCGAGGGCGCGCAGGTGCGGCGCGATAGGGCGCACTTTGGGTGTCATGTCGTTGTCCCTCTCCACGGGGAGGCGGCGTCAGAGGATGTCGTCGTGCGTGATCGGCGGCGTCGTCAGGACGGCCGCGAGGCTCGGCTCCATGAGTTCGGCGCGCGGCACGGCGAAGATCGCCTCGATCATGAGCGCCTGCGTGGCGGGCACCCAGCCCCGGCGCTTCCAGTTGTAGACGGCCTGATGCGTGATGTTCATCGCCTTGCTGAAGCGGATGATGCCGCCCGCGCGGTCGATGGCCGTCTCGAGGGCGCGGACGCGGTCTTCCTTGGTGGTGGGGGTCATGCGGCGATCACTTCCTCGGTACGGGTTACGCGGACCAGCGCGAGGCGGACGCCCCGTGCGCTGGCGCGCTCCTGCTCTTGCCGCGCCCTGACGATGTCGTCAAACGCGAAGACGGGTCGGTTGCCGCGCACGCTGCGCAGCTCGTAGGTTGTCTGGCTCACTGGAACGTCTCCCCGCGCCTGCCGAGGCGGCCCGTCTTGGGGTTGCGGAAGTGCGCCTGCCGGAGCTGGTGCCGCAGCCGGTCGATCTCCTGCGCCCGGCCCATGGCCGTCAGCGAGTGATTGTCGGCGGCGTTGCGGGCGTCGGTGGCGTTGCGCGCGCTGCGGTCGGCCCGCGCACGCTCCTTCTCGAACTCCTCGCGGAGCCACGCGTGGGCGACCTTGAGGCGGCGCAGCGCGCCCCACGGGTTGATGATCTCGGACAGGGTCATGTCAGGCTGCCTCCTCGATGATGGCGGTGGGGAGGAACTCGGCCAGCTTGGCGGCGATGTCCTCGTAGTAGCGGGCGCTGTCGACAGTGTAGCGGCAGCGGTTCTCCTCGGTGTGGATGCTGATGCGGCTGCGGTAGTCCTCCAGCCAGTAGGGCGTATCGTTGCCCTCCCAGTAGACGTTGAAGCAGCGCGGCGTGTCGCGCTCGATCAGTTCGCCGTCCCAGTAGACGGCGATGCGCTTCTCGCCCAGCTTGGCCAGCAGCTCATTGATGCGGGCTTCGACGTATTCGGGGTTGTCCATGGGGTTCCTCCTCGGTTGCTGATGAACGACCCGTACAGGACGCAACGGCGTGTTGCAAGGGCTTTCTTGCGTCACCGTTGCAATTTCGCAGACGGCCTCGAGGAAGGCCGCGTCGGCCTGCATGAGGGCGTGCGCCTTGCGCAGGCCGTAGATGACGGTGCTGTGGTCGCGGTGGCACCAGCGGCCGATCTGGGAGGTCGACGGCGGAAAGCCCCGCAGCTCGCCGCGCAGCATGAAGCCAGCGTAGAGGGCGAAGCGCGCCCGGCAGACGTGCCGGTTGCGGCAGTCCTTGCGCATGAGCGCCGGGTCGACGTGGAAGAGGCGCGCGGCGAAGGCGATGATCTCGCTGTTGGTCATCCCGTCACCTCCAACTGCTCCGGGTTATAAATATGCAGCGCGCCAGCGACTTCCGGCACTGTGCATTCAACCACGATGCGGCGTTCGCCTGCGAGGTTGAAGAAGTCAGCCACGATCACGCCGGGCCATGGGTAGCCGCGCTTCTTGCGGACGGTATCACCTATTTTCATTTCAAATGCTCCCCGGCCTCGATGCAGTCGGCCCTCATATGGTCGTATCCATGGCCGTCTTGTTCCCGCAACCACTCCACAATCTCCCGCTCCACCTTCGCGCGTTCGTCAGCGCGGATCATGGGTTCGATGGCGGTGATGGCGGCTTGGGCGTCGGCAATGAATCCCGCGCGCACCTCTGGAAACTCATCATCCCAGCTAAGTGTTTCCCCCATTGAGCTACTAACTCTGGTGTGTATCGCCCTCGCGGCGGCTTCAGTCATGGGGTTGGTCATGGGTGGCCTCCTGAATTGAGTTTGATCTTCGGAGGCTCTCGCAGCTTTCCACCTGTCTCCCGCTCAAATGCTTCAAATTGCTCTGGCTTTAGGCACACAGCCGCAGTGACCAAAGACCGTGGATAGCTAGGCTGAAAGGCCCATATATCGCCAACCTTGATGCGATTGCGCAGGCAAAACCCCATGAACCGCGCAAGACTGGCATTGCTCATAGATAGACCTTCCTCGCAGTGCATCCAGACCCGCCCCCATGGGTCAGGTTTTGATTGCCTCTCAGCGTAATGCTGGCAGGTGCCGTTCGGCCAAGTGCAAGACTCACTCACCCCGCACCTCCTTCCACTGCTTCCAAGCCTCGGTGTAGCCGCAGGTGCAGCGATCTTCAGGGAACGGGTAAGGCCCTCCAGATGAGCACCCATCATCATGCCCCGCAAACCCCGCCAGCCTGTCACCGGCAGCGATCAGGGCGGCGATGCGGTCAGCCTGTGTCACCTTAACCATTGTCGATCTCCGGGAGTGCGTAGAGGGGTGTAACACTGGTTGCCTGTTCGGTAGGCTTTTCACGGGTGATGTAGCTGATGATCGGGTGGCCCTCCTCCTCCACGGCATACATCACCGGCACCAGCGTCTCGCGCATGGCGTTGTAGGCGACGGTGGCCTGTTCACCGGGGTATTCGTTGCGGCAGTTGAACTTGCCTGTTTCGGCGCAAGGGCAGCGCTTGCCACCTAACGCGCTTTGACACATGGCAATCGCCATCGCTGCGATCATTTCATCCATTGTCGATCTCCCAAGCCTCAAGCGCCGCCAGCGGCCAGCACTGGACAGACCCCGGCTCAAAATCGCTGTTGACGTTGTAGCCCTCAGGCGTGTGGTCGGTGCTATACCAACCGCAGACAGTGCCGCGCCATGACGAGCCACGGACCTTGCGCACCTTGTCGCCTAGGCGAAAGCGGAAGTGGGTGGGGGTGTCAGTCATTTCTTCCCCTCCAGTGCTGCGCGGGCTTCTTCTCAATCTCGGTCATGCCACCAGTCCATAATCAGCAGGACGCGCCGGAATGTCCTCGGGCGATGCAAAGCCGAACATCGGGAGGAAGAAAAACGGCCTGCCATCTTGCTTGAAAATTGCGGTTCCTTGGATTTCAGAACTGGCGCCCCCAGCAGCGTCCCCAGCAGCGGCCCCAGCAGCGTCCCCAGCAGCGTCCCAAGCAGCGGCCCAAG